CTTTCTGGAAATAAGCTGCCCAGTGCTGTTTCAATGGCGTATTTTGTGCCCATCTTCTTATGAACCTTGACGCTGTTTTTCACTAAATCCCGCTTTGCTTCCAGTGGGTAATTGTAGTCGTACCAGTCAACGTGCAGGTCGTATGCCAGAATGTCCACCAGTTCTTCCGGCAGTTCGTCAAATCTGGAATAAATCAAGACTGTGTCCATTATCCCAGAAGTGTCCAGAAGCGCAGCTGCCGTGGCGTTTGCCAGTGCAACCATTTTGGGGTCTTTCTTTAGCGCTTCCGGCAGGCACTCTGAATAATCGGCATTGTAAATTGTTTTAGACATTTTCAATACCTCCATTCAGAACGCTTTTGTTTCCCAGCTTTGCAACCTTTATATCATCAACAACCGTGAATACTGGCTTTCTGACTTCGACACGTTTCACGCCTGCTTCCATCAGCTTTGCTGTTAGGTATGACGGGTTAATATCCCGCCCCATTTTGCTTGTCTGCCATGTCACGTACTCTTCTACTGCCTGCGTTGCCGCTGCCGCAATAACTGTGGCGCTGGCTGCGTCTGGCTGTGGAATATAAAAAGTCACATCAATGTCAAATGCTACCGTTTCCGGTGCAGATACCGTCACTTTGTCTGTAAGTGGTCTAATGTCAGAAGCGTTCAAGGCGTCTTCAATCTCTTTCAGTACCCCGGACGTTGCCTGCTGTCCATTCTGCAAAAGCACCCGGACGTCTACAACGCAAGGTTCTGGGCTTGTCACTGCTACGTCTGCCACGGCTGGTGATACGCTCTTTGTCCAGTATATGTACCCGTTAATAGGACCCGCCGTGCTGAAACTCTCCATACTTTCACGCATACGCTCATAATAACTGGCGTCGTCCTCTTCTTCTGCGCCGCCGCTGGTTGCCGTGATGTTCTCTGCTTTCTGGTAGTAGTCGTATAGGTCAACCAGTTCTTTGACCTGCCCTGCTGCCAGATTGTTTCCAACGTCGCCCGCTGTTGTGCAAATTCCCTCAACGTCCCCGTATGTCTGCCCGGCTTTTATTTCCAGATTTTCTTTTGTTTCAAATAAAATTGCACCATCAAAAGAAATTCTGGTGCCCGCAGGAATAATCACTGATTGTTTCTGTGCTTCTGAAATATAAAAACGGAACATTGCAGACGCTGGGCTTGCTGGCAGTCTTTCCAAGTCCTTGAATAATTCTGCCAAGCTGTCCAAGTATTCACCGTCTGCATAACGTGGCACGTTCTTTTTTGCCGTTTCATTGATAATGACACGCTGTTGAACAATGATATTTGCAACCCATGATATGAAAAGCCTTTCCGGTGACGCTGGGTACACTTTGTACCGTTCACGCCCCGGCACCTGCTGCACAAAGTTTTCATATAGTGCAATCAAGTTGCTTTCTATTGTTTCCGTGTCGGTTTCCACAAAGTCAATGTCTGGGTATTTTCTGTCACTCATTGTCTGTTTCCACCTCCTCCAAATAAATAATAGGTATTGTGCGCCCTGTGGCTGCGTCATGTTCAAATGTAATGTCTGCAACCTGCGCCCGTGGTTCAAATTCTTCTATCTGGTCGTACAGATAGCCCACCAGTATATTTTCAACTACTGGCTGCGGTCTTCCGTATAGGCTGCCTGGCAAACCAAAATCACGGAACATAGGGCAGGAACCCTGCACCGTGTCCAGAATAACCGCAATATTTTGTATGACTGCTTGATGGTCATTTGCTGGTGCAAGGTCAATTTCTGTCAATAGTGACCCGTCGCCCCTTATCACGTCCATGTTTCATCACCTCTTTGGATATTCTTTTAGTGTCACGTCTGCTGTCGCAGCCCAGCAGTTGCCTTTGTTGTCATAGCGTTTCAATGTGCTGCTAACGCCTGTTATTACCCACTTATACGAACCGTATTTCTTGCCACCTAAAACCAGTGTTGAAACATTGCCCTTGTTGCACATTTTGTTCAATTTCTTAATTTCATTCAGTGGGTTTGTTCCATGAAATACACTGAACGCCATTTTGAAACTGATTGTTCCGGGTTCTGGTCCTAAAAACTCCAATACGTCACGCTTAATGTGTCTGTCGTGCGTTGCATACTTCGCAGACACTTTCCAGCTTAATTCATCAAAGGTGCGCACGGTGTTTTCTGAAACTGAAAAAACCAGACTTCCCAGACTTCCTATTTTTGCCATGCTCTACACCTCCCCAATTATGAAGCCGTCGCCGTCGCCGTCTGGAACCATTATGCAAAGCACCATATCATTGACGCCCGGCGTCCACTCTGTCACAAATGCTTCATGGTTGTGACTTACTTCCTTTAACATTTGCCCGTTGTAGTCATATTTCAGCGTTGTTTTTGCTGTCTGCCCCTCTGCCCCGCTTTCCATTGCTGGCACAACGTACACTGGGCGTTTTATAATTCTTAAATCACCGGAAGTGATACCGCCTTTGTCCTTGAACTTCACACGGGCTGTCATTTTGCTGGCGTTCACACTCTGCACGGTGCCAAGCCGCACTATGTTTTTTAACTCTGTCATGTCTGCCATTAGTAGCCCTCCAATACCTGTTGTAATTCAATCTGTGTTGTATATCCTCCCGTCAATTTGTGGGTCGCTTTGGTAATCTTGTACTTTCTGTCAAACTTCTGGAAGCCTTTTAATTTGACTGTGGCACCTGCCACCAGCTGCACATCACCAAGCATTGTGAAACTTGCTGTAAACTGCTGTGTGTTCTTTTCACGTAGCCGTTTTTTTGCCAGTTCGTATGCTTCATTTGTGCTTCTGACCTTTTCGTTGACTTCAAGTGTTTGCCCGGTTCCCTCTGTGCTGTCTGCCGTGTATGTGCTTTCAATCGTTTCTTTGCTGTCCGGGTCCGTATACGAAACATGGCAGCTGGTGTATGCTGTATCATGCAGGCTGGTTCCCAGCTTGTATGAAATATAATCACCGCTGCCATATTTTATGGTTTTTATAGGTGGCTTGCTGTCATACTCTGCGGCGTCATAGATAACCACATTCATTGTGGTTACTTTCAGCGCAAGCCCTGCCGCTTTACATAATTTCTGTAAAAACACAATGTCCGACGTCTGTACCTGCTCTTTTCTTTTGTACTTTGGTATATTGTCTGCAATGTACATCAGTTTCAAGTTGCTTTCGGACGCTATCTGCTCCGCAATCACTTTCAAATTGGTGTTTTCCCACGCCTTTGATTTTCTTTCTACTCTCATTTTGGAAGTATAAGGAATTGACGTGCCCTTTAGTGTGATTTTTGTTGGCGGTCCGCTGGCGTCTACGCTGTCCAGTTCAAATGTCCCGCAGTCCAGCACGGCGTCTTTGCCGTTGTCGTGCCAGTTCTTCTGAACAATCGTTGCTGTTATCAATTTAGGGTCAGACACTTTCTTTGTTGTTTCTTTCGTTTCTGTGACCGTCTGTGTTGCTGTACCGCCCGTTGTGATTTTGAAAACCTGCCCCGGATATATTAAGTTAGGGTTTTTAATATTGTTTTCAGAAGCAATCTGCGGGTATTTTGTACCGCTTCCCAGATACTTTTTGGCAATAGCCCAAAGCGTATCACCTTTTTTGACCACATAATTGACAACGCTTGCAGCTTCAACCTGCTTTTGCACCGTCGTTGTGGTTTTAATAAAAGTCGGCTTTACTTCCAGCCAGCTTCCCAGCCACTTTCTTTCTCTATCATCAAACGCAAGCTGCAAATCGTCTGCGTTGTCTTCGTCTTCGTCAGTGAAAGTAAGGCTGCTTAAATATTTATTTATATCTGCCGGGACTTTTACGTTTTGAAATTTCAACCGCAGTTCCACCCGGCGTGCCATGTCTTTTGCGCTCATTCTACGTCAGCAGCCCCCTTTTCCACGGTGGCAGTTCCAAGTCTTCTTCGTCTTCCACTTCCGGGATTGTTAATACAACCCCGGCAGGGAAAACGTAGGTGCTGGCGTACTTGACATTGGCTTTCATCAGCTTATCTGTATGCAGGACACTTCCCATTTGTTCAAATGCTATCTTGTCCCACATATCCCCAGATATGGTTGTGTAGCTTTTAGTCATATTTCTGCCGCTTCTCCTTGTCTTCTTTTTCGTCCAGCAGGTCTTCAACGTCACGCAGCAACTTTCTGTTGTTCTCTTCCAGTTTTGCGTCCAAGTCTTCCGGCTTGTCCCCGTTGATAACGATTGTCGGACTGTTGTTGATAGTTACATTGTTTGCACTTCCACCGCTGCTTCCTGCGCCCGCTGTTACCTCTGGCGCTGTGTTGTAGTTGTTCACCGTCTGCGGTGTTGTTGTGGTCTGTGCTGCTGTTGGCGCTACTGCTGCCGCTGTTGTGGCTGCCGTATTCTGTGCAGCCAGAATGTTTCTTGTCTGGTCTGCTGTAAACACCGTGCGCCCCGGTGCGTTCGTGATTAACTCTGGTCCCGCTTCACCGGCAATGAACGTGTCTGGTGTATTTTTGGAACCTTTCGCCAGCATAGGTATTTCAGATATGTTTATACCCTTTCCACCTACACCCGGCACCCAGTCTGGCACTTTTACTTTGTTCAATCCACGTATAACCGTGTTGACCGCAGATATAATGCCGTTGATAACTCCCGTACACACTGACTTGATACCCTGCCAAATTCCAGAAAATATTTGCTTTATGCCCTCCCAAGCCTGCCGCCAATTCCCGGAAAATACACCAGTTATGAAAGTGATAATTCCATTCAGTACGGTTGCAATTCCAGAAATTACACCGGAAATTGCTTGAACTCCGCTTTGTACGATAGACTGGATTGTTGGCATTGCAAATTGTATTGCCGCTAAAATTCCTTGAATTATCGGTGAAACTATGTTCCAGATTGTTGTCAGTGCTGTTTGTATCGCAGGTAAAAGCGTTTGCAATACATTTGTTACCACTGGTAAAATTGCTTGAATTGCTGCGGAAATTGCCGGAAGTACCGTGCTACAAATAAAACTGAATAATTCTGAAATAATCGGCAAAACATAAGTTGAAATGAATGTGATTATTTCTGAAATAATCGGCATAAGACCAGCAATGAAACTTCCTATCACTGGAATAATTGCGCCGATAAAATCAGCAATGCTTTGTATAATCTGCATAATGGTTGGGGCTGCCGCTTGAATAAAGCTAACAATCCCCGGTATTACCTGTGTAACAATCACCTGCAATACCTGTTCTGCAACTGGCACAACGTATGTGGTTATAAAGCCCACAACCTCTGAAACTGCGTTCTTTACTGTTCCCAGCACATTTACAAACGTGTCAAAGACTGCTGCGCCTTTATCTCCGAACAATTCTTGTATCTTGTCACGGGCTGCACCTATGTTCCCATCAGAAAACACATTCTTTATGGTGTCGCCTATGTTGGTAATGACCGAAACAATCTTGTCAAAGACTGCCAACGCTTCATCACCAAAGGTTCGCTGTATAAATCCCCTTATCTCTTCAAGATGGTTCTTTACAAGCTGTATTACTGTAATAATCGTTGTGATAACGCCCACAACTGGCAATATCTTTCCTGCAATACCTCCAAGTGGTCCCAGTGCTGTTTTTAGCTTTTCCGCAAAACTTACGCTTGTTGCTGCGTTTTCAATAAATCCGGCACGCAGTCCCAGCAGTTTTTTTGCCAGTGACAATATGCCGTCTTGTGCTGATAATGTAACCAGCTTTGTTGTCAACATTCCCACTTTCAATGCCGCCAGCCCTGCCGCTACCTTTAGGGCTGTTTGCACCAATTTTGGGTTTGCTGCTGCAAATTCTGAAACTTTAGTGACCACAACCGCCACTTTGTCTGCCAGATTTCCGACAATCGGCAGTAAGTTTTGACCAAGAACAATACCCAAGTTCGCTATACTGTTCTTTGCCTTTTCCATTTTGGCTTCTGTGGTGTCTTCCATTTTGGCAAATGCGCTGTCTGTTGCCCCAACGCTGTTTACCATGTCTTGTACGCTTGAATTGAAGCCGTCAACTCCGTTTGACAGAAGCGACATTGCCGCTTTTCCGGCTTCTGAACTGCTGAACATATCAGATAGGGCAAGACCAGACTTGCTGGCTTCTTCCTGTATACCTCCCAGAATTTCCCCAAGTGATTTACCGCTTGCCATCAATTCTGCAAAGCTGCCGCCCATCTTCTGCCGCAATAGCTTGTCTGTCGTACTTCCAGACTTTGACAACTCATTTAACATACTGTTCATGTATGTTGTCGTTTCTGCGGCTGCAATACCTTTGCTGGTCATTATTGCATATCCGGCGCATAACTGTTCCAGCGAAACATTGCTGGCGTTTGCAGTCGGTATGATTTTACCCATACTGCTTGCCAGTTCTCCTACTGTCACTTTACCTTTGTTCTGCGTCTGTACCAGCATATCTGATACCGTGCTTACTTTGTCCGCACTCATGCCGTATGCGTTCAATACGGTTGTTAATACGTCCAGCGTTTGCGAACTTTCCGCAAATCCGGCTTTTGCTAACTTCGTACTGTTTGTAACAAAGTTTACGGCGTCACCTGTCTTCTGTCCGGCAGATATAGCGTTGTACACATCATCAGCAATGGCATTGGCTGCAATTCCTGTCTTGTTTGACAGTTCCATTATCTGTTGTGACAATGTGCCCAGTGGTACTTCCTGCGTATCTGCAATGGTTCCCACCTTTGCTATTGCTTTTTCGTACTGCTGTGCTGCCTGCACGGGTCCCGCATACACTGCGGCGGCTACGGCACTAATTGCGCCAATAGTCCCCAGCAGTTGTCCTTTTGTCTTTGAAATGCTCTGTTCTACCTGCTGTTGCTTGTCATTCAATTTTTGCAACGTCTGCTGTGAAGTTTGTAGCTTTTCATAAGACTTTTGCAGTCTTCCGTTGGCTTCTTCCAGATTATCCGTATTTACTCCGGCTGCTTTCAGTTCGTCGGCATAACTGTTTAATTGTTTTTCCTGTTCTTCGATTTTGGCAGTGGTCTGTTGTATCTGGTTTTCATTCTTTTCAAGCTTCTTCCGCAGTGCTTCTGTGGGTTCGCCTGTCTGCTGCAATTCCTGCTGTAATCGGTCATGCTCTGCGTTAAGCTGCGCCAGCCGTTCTTTGTTCTTATCAATAGCGGCAGACTGCTTTGTGTAGCCGTCAATCTTTGATTGCAGGGAATTGACATTTTTTAAGCTGTCCCGTAGCTGGTTATTGGTGTTAATTGCGCTTTTGAATGTGCTGTTAAAATTGCCACCCAGCGACGCTTTCAGCTTAAAAAGCAGTTCAAATTCCTTTTGTGACCCTGCCAAGCTGTTTCACCTCCCTACGCATTATTGCTGTTCTGTTTCTGCTCTTCCGCTTCTTCTTTTTCCACTTCATTTATGGTTTCAATCCATGCAAAAAGTCTGCGTATAGGCATTTGCAGCCAGAACGGGACGGGCGTATGTGAAGCCCTTGACATTTTGTATATCTGCTTTCTTATGAACTTTGCGGGTTCTTTAATTTTTAATAGCCCGCAGCAATTAAAAAATCCCTTGCTTTGTTCTTAATCTTCATGTAATCGCCTACCGGAAGACGTCTGATTTCATCAGAAGCAACCCCCGCAGCTTTTGCCGCAAGAATACACTGGAACGCAGAAGAAATTTCCGGTGAAAGTGCATATTTGTTCTGGTCTGCAAGTTCCTGTTCTACCGCTTCAATATCTTCACCAGTTAAATTGTCAAAATAGAAAGTTAATTTTGTATACTTCTTTCCCTCAATCTCTCTGGGCTTTTTGAATGTGTGTGTATAATTCAAACTGCCGTCTTCTTCCTTGTCTTTCTTCTTGTCGTCAAAATTGACCACGCCGCTTGCCTGTGCTTCCTGCATTTCTTTTGCCTGCTCTGCCGCCTGCTCCATGTTTTCAGTGTTTTTTGTTGTATCTGCCATTTTGTTTTCCTCCATATCTGATTTATTGCAGGAAAAAACCAGCGGTTCCCCGCTGGCTCCTGCTTTTCTGTCTTTACTTTCCTAACGCTTTTCTAACGTCCTTTAAGTAGTCTTTGCCATTGATAATACAAATGAAGTTCAACGGGTCAATCTCCGTTACCTTTGAACCGTCCATATACATTGCGTAGTATGAAACGGCATATTCTCCGCTTACATCAGCTGTTGAAGCTGCCGCAACTTTTCCAAGTGCTGTCTTCTTCGGCTTTACTTTCATAATGTGCTTAACGCCGGACACTTCGTTTGCGCTTGTGCGCAGGTTCATTCTCTGCTGTGCAACTCGCAGGTCAATTCTGTGTACCCGTGGTTCCATCAGCTTGACTGCTGCCGCTGTGACAGTTCGGAAATTGAAAGTTGTTGACATTGCATTTAAGTGACCGATAATAATTTCTTCGATATTTCCCGCAATGCCTGCGCCGCTCAACTCTTCCGTCATGTACTCCAAGTCTGGCAGTGTCACTTCTGTGGTCCCCAGATACTCTACGGCGTCTTCGTAAATCGCATAGTTAATAACTAATTCGTCAACTTTTGACATTCTGTTTCACCTCCTGTTATGCTGCCACCAGTGCTGCAAGATATGACAAGTCATATTCAAGCACAAAGTCCATTTTCTGCATTGGTGATGGCGGCGTCATATAAATGTGAAAACGCACAATTCCTGCTGCAAGCTGGCTTGTGCTGTTTTCGCTTTCGTTGAACTCCACACGTCCACCAATGATTTTTTCATCAGTTGCAAGGCTTGCCAGCCAATCATTGATTGACTGCACAACTGCGTCAATCAGACGTCTTTTAATTCCTCTGTCAATGTAGTTCCAGTACGTCAAAATAAGCGTCTTTGCAACCCACTTGAACATACGGTTGATACAGTAGAAATAGTCCGTCACGTCTGTGTTGGCAGGATAACAAGCCGTATAATTTCCCCAGCTTACAAAGCCATTAAAGAAATTAAGTGCAGTCACAACGCCGTTTTCGTTCAAGTAGTTTGCCTGCTGAATATCCATGACTACTTCCGAACCGTCCGCAGTAACCATTCTATCTGCCTGTATACCCTTGTTTGAAGCGCTTTCGCAAGGTGTGCCGCCGCCGTACTCTTCCGCATTGTCTACGGCTGACATACTGGCTGCAAGCTGTGTTGAAAGATTGAAAACTCTATCTCCCAGCGCAACTTTAGGGAAGCAGACAACTTCTGTTCTTTTTGTGAAGTTTTTCTGTTTCTTCCATGCTGGCACTTCCGTGTAATATGTCGCCCCGGTTTCTGCCGTGCAGTCAATGTCCAGAATTGCTTCACCCTCAAACAGTCCGTTGATATTCTCTGCCTTTGCAGACATTACAGCTGCAACCTCTGCGTCATGTGACCAATTCGGACACAAAATAAGGTCTGGAACCTTTGTATAAAGTGGAAATACATTGTTAATCAGTTCAAGCCCGGTTGTCTTGTGTGTGCTTACGCTGTAACCGCCGATAATATCACTTTTTGTGACCTGTGAAGCGTCCACGGCGTCATATTTCACGGTAAGTTTGCCTGTGGTTTCTTTTAAGAACTCCACAACGCAGTTTGTGTCGCTGTAAAATACTTCGTAATCTTCCCCGGCTGTCTTTCCTGTGATTTCCACACTGCCTGCGATTGCTTCCGCAGGTAATACAATCTGACCGTCTACAACGTCTATCTGTGTTTCATCAACTGTTTTCTTGTGCTTCTTAGGGTCAAGAACATTTACAAAGAACACCTGCGCAGAATTGAACAATGTAAACGCTGTGTAAATCTCTTCACAAAGACTGTATTTCTTCCAGTCGTCGGAATATCCCAACGCCTGCACTGCTTCTTTGTAGCTTGAAGCCATAATGACTTCATTTACTTTTCCGTTTACCATCTGCACGGGTGCTGTTCCAACCACAAAATGCACGCCAGTATCTACGGACACGGGCGTGATTGCGCCATTGTTTGTCTTGCTGGCGTTTACTCCATGTGATACGTCACTCATTTGTTATACCTCCTGTTCTGCGTATGCAAGGGCGGCAGCCTTTAAGTCTGAATAATACTTGTTGTATACATTCCCGGTTGTCTTCACCTTGTCTTTCTTGTCTGCCAGTTCGGAAATAGGAACCAGCATTTTTCTTACAAGCGGGAACTTTTCAAGAATGAAAGAAAGTTCTTCTTCAATCTCTTTGTCTGTTCCCTCAAAAATCTTGTTACATGGCAGCATTGCTTTTGGCAGGTTCGGTCCAATGTAAATCAGCTTTACTGTTTCCGACTGCGTATTTGCCGTTTTTACGGCTTTTTCTTCTGTTGTGGTATTTTCTACCGCCTGCACCTTTTCAGCGTCCTTTTCGGCTGCTGTGGCGCTTGCTGTGGTCGCTTTTGCCATTTTGTCTTCCTCCTGTCTATAAATTGTGCAAAATCTCTGCCACATCACGTTGCGTGACTGGCATACTCCAATTTGTCACCATTTCGCCCATGTAGTATGGCGGCGTGGTGTCTTGATATACGATATATTCCAGCGGCAGTTCCAAAGCAAATTGACCGCCGCCGATTGTCCCGGCTTTCTTCAATTCGCTGCGCACTCTCAAAATCAGATTGAGAAGTGCCAGCGGTCCGTCCTGCCCATCTTCTGAATACACCGCAAATATTATTCTTACTTTGCAGCTGTCTTCCTCTGGTTCGCCTGCTTTCTTGTCGTCCGTCCCTGTTAGGAACTTTAACAGAATGTATGGCACTTTCTGTTGTACGTCGTCTGCTTCCGGCAGCCCCATTTTATAAACTGCTGCTGCTCTTTCTTTTTCTTCGTTGCTTCCTGTTCTGGTTCGCACTGGCAAAATAATGTCAGACGTTTTGGAACTAATGAATTTCTGCAATTCTTCCAACAAAAAAACTGGTGTCATAATTCTTTACCCTCCATAACCATTCAAAATCCTGTTCATTTCGTGTATAATTCTTTCGTTTACCAGTTCTTGTGCTTCCTTTTCCAGCCCGTCTATAATATCTTCATTTCCCACCATCTGTGCTGCTGATAGTCCCATTTTTTCTTCAATCGGAAAACGCTTGCGCCCTGTCCTCTCAAATACTCCGGTGTGACCATTGCTTTTCATTTCTGCAACGAAAGCGTCTTCAAACGGTGTCCCACTGCCACCTTTTTTGACTGCCGCCCGCACCTGCTTTCCTGTTCCGGGCTTTGTCGGTGTGACTTTGAATTTGTACAGCGGTATTTTTACACCAGAAAACGAAACAAAGCCCGCAAGGTTTCCCGTGCTGGCTTTGGTTATATTTATTCTGGTTGCTTTCGTCAGTGCTGCGCCATTTACGGCATATACGGTTTTTACCTGCTTTATTGCCTGTGTCTTCACTCTGGAAATACCACGGTTCATAGCGCTGGCAAATACTCTTTCTGCACCTTTTGGAACGTCTGCCAGCAGGGTTCCCACTCTTTCTATTGCGTCAGATGTTATTTCAATCATTCTTCCAACATCTCCAATTCAAGAATTATTTCCCCGTCCTCGCAGTCTGCTTTTGAAATGTTATACATATTGATTGCCCCGGCTTCGTCAATTTCAAGCTGGCGTCCTTTTTTGGGAACGCAACCAAAATCATATAATGACATATAGACCAGACAAGAAGCACGGTTTATGCCCTCTGCATTGTCCCCGTTTCCTCTCTGCCGTTCGTCGGCTGCCGTGTGGTCAATGATTATGGGCAAATAGTGTTTCTTGCCTTGATACCATATATCAGTCATAGTTGCCATTTCTCCGCAGTTGTGAAACACTTTCATGTCACTGGCAAGCTGTGCTTTGAAGTCCATTAGATAGGCGTTGCAACAAACCAGCTGTCTACATCATGCGGAACGCATAACGGTGCAGAAGACAGATTGAGGAAGCGGCGGGCAGGCTTACGCTTTGTCCATGTGTCCGGTACATATTTACCCTCTACGGTCATAAAGTTGCCGTCCGGCTCCTTAATAAGTGTGATTGCTCCATAGTACATGGAATAATCAGCGTTTGTGCTTAACAGTGCCAAGCTGTCCGCAGGTACAAGCGGCTTGTCTTCCGGTTTGTCCGGGTTTGTCCAGTCGTCAAGATACCACTCATTGTACTTGTAAATATCAAGTCCCAGTTCGTGAATGGTTCCAAGGTATGTGACGCCGTTCGGTAACTGTTTAGGCTGTATAACCGCAAGATTGAAGTTTTTCACATCAAGCATTTTCTGCACCTTTGCATGATTTACAAACGCATTTGCAACGTCGCCACCCATAACACAAATATCACAGTTTACAAATCCGGTCTTCTGTACGGTTTCGTGCCAGCGCTTCAAATCTGCGATAGGGTCGGAAGTGTCAGCAGTCCACTTCTTCGCTGCTGTTGTGATTTTCTCTTTGTTTGTAAAAGAGAAGTCAATCACTTCATTTACTCCGTCGCCAATGATAGGGATTGTGCCAGTAAAAATGGTCTGTACGCACATTAACTCTTCACGGCGTAAAATCATTTCTCGCAGTTCCTTGAAATCATCAGCCATTTTAAGCACTGCACGTTCCGCAGGTGTTCTGCCAGAATAAAGGCTTTCACCCGGTCTGCGCTGTAAAAGGTCGTCAACCGTTGTGACCTTTTCCGGTGCAACTAAAGGCGGTGTGTAGGTCTTTGTTTCATAGCCAGTGTTTGGCACTACCTTTCCACCAATTACACGGCTGACAAACGGTGCAACCTTTCTGCTTCCTTTCTTGAAATCAACATCAACATTCTTTGTCACGAATGTTTCTTCATGTTTGAAAAATGTACTTCTGAAAAAAGTACGCACGGGCGGTAACTTCTGAACCACTCTGCCCATTGTTCGTGGTTCGTAAATAGATACTTCATTTGCCATGATTGTTTTATCCTCCTTACTTCAAAAAGATTGATACTTTTCGCAGTGCTTCTTTGATTTTTGCTAAATCTGCGCTTGCTTCAAGGTTTAATGCGTCAGCGAAAAACTCACCTGTCAAATAATATGTGACTGGCTCGCCCTTTCCTGCTGCTGCCGCAGAAATTCCGATTGCGTTCGCTTCTTTTGTTGTAGCAACCGGAATGATTTTGTTTTCGTTCTCTGTGTCAACCATTACTGGTGCATACTCTTTGATTTCTGCGCCTGCAACTCCCGTTTCCGGTACTGTTGGGAAGTCGCCAGCAAAGAAATTCTTTGGCGCTGTTTCTCTCTTCTCTACTGCGTATTCACTCATTTTGCGCTACCTCCTTATTTTGTATCTGGAAACAACTTGTCAATAGCGGCATTGAACGGGTCTTTTCCGTCACCGCCTGCGTTGTCCTCCGGTGTTACGCCAGATACGCTGTTTGCCCCGCTGTTCTGTGCGTCCTGCTGGCGGTTCTGAATGTAAGTTCCACCCGCTTTGTTCTGCTCTGCAATGATTTTCACTGCAAGTTCCTGCGCAGAAATAGGGTTTTCAAACTTTGCGTCTGTCGCAAGTGCTGCATAGTTGCCGTTTGCCAAGTCTTCAATGCCTTTAATTCTTGCACGTTCTGTGGCTGCGGCTTCGTTCTGGATTGTCGCTACTAAATCCGGGTATGCGGCTTTTAGTGCTTCAACCGTTGTGATTTTGTTTTCTGGTGCTGCCATTTGTGGTTCCTCCTTTTCCTGTGGCTTGTTGATAGGTTCTGTTGCACTATTTACTAAACTACCCGGATTTTGATTGTGCGGGCTGTTTAATAACTGGGTTGGAATACTCTTGAACATGGAAACGTCAATAGGCACTGAATTGACAACGATTTTTGAAGAATTTTCAACAACTGTTGTGCTGTCTTCAAACATCAATTCATCACAAAAGCCGTTTTCAACGGCAATGTCGCCCGTCCACCATGTTTCATTTGACATAAGCTGTTCTATGTCCTCTGTCTTTTTGCCAGTCTTACTGGCGTATGTATTGACAATGCTTTGTTTAATCACTTTCAGTTCATCAGCCATCTTCAAAAAGTCTTCTGCTCTGAAAGTGTCCCAGACTGTCATTGCGGGGTCATGTATCATAAATACACCGTTTCTGGCAATCTTGATTGTGTCGCCTGCCATAGCAATAATTGTGGCTGCGGAAGCTGCCCAGCCATCAATTTTGACTGTCACTTTCGCTGAACAATCTTTCAATCTTGTAAAAATCGCATTTGCTGCGAACACATCACCGCCTCCGCTGTTAATGCGCACGATAATTTCCGGCACATCACCAAGCGCTGCAAGTTCTTGATTGAATTGCTGTGGCGTCACCCTGTCTTCCCACCATGACTGCTGGCTGCTTATTGCGCCGTATAAAAGCAGTTCCGGCGGCTTGTCCCCGGCTGCCGGGATAAAGTTCCAGAATTTATTTGTTGTCACCCCGTAAGGATTGCCCGGCGTTCTGCTGTCCTGCTGCTGGTTCATTCCCGGCATTGTCTGCGGGTTCTGCTGGGGTGTTCTGTTTGTTTGTGGTTCCATTGGCAATTTTCTTCACCTCTTTCAGTTCTTTTTCTTCGTGTTTCAACTGTTCGACATTGTTATAAAAGTTGCTTCCCGTCATTTGCATTGCTTCATCACTTCTGGTGCTAAAGCCGTTTGACACTCTCTTTTCTGCGGCTGTAACCTCTTTTACCGGGTCAAGCATACCTTTTGCAGGTCCGTTCCACTTTGCCCCGCAATATGCTTTTCTTATTGCTGGGTCAGTAAAAAAGCCCGGTGCTTTGATACGTCCTTTTGCTACTGCTTCCGTCAGCCATTCTTCATATACTGGCTGGCAAAAGTCCGTTGATAGCCAGTCACGGTACATATTAAACATTTTCCATGCTTCTTCCAGCGCACCTTTGCTGGCTGTATAGCTGGAATTAAAACGCTTCACAAGTAATTCGTACGGAATTTCAAGTGCTGCGCCTATCTGCTGGCATATTGCTTCTACAAAGCCGCCAAAATTGGCGTTTGGTCTTCCCGGGTTCGTGTCGTGGGCTTTCTCGCCCTCGTTTAAGTCGATAACGGCGCCCGGCGCAAGTTCAATGGTGCTTTCGTCTTCTGCGTCCACCTGCACTTCTTCCGGCAGCATACTTCCTATGGCGTCTTCTGCGCTGGCATCTGCCTTTTCAATGAAAATGGTAAACATACCAGACACAACCGCAGCCACAAGCTCTGCGTCCGTGTATCTTCCAAGCTGTTTCAAACTTTCAATGACTGGCGCAAGGAACGGAACACCCCTGCGCTGTCCTATTCGCTCACGGTTCATCATGCAAAGCACGTTTCTTCTTCCGGTCTTTTGTCCGTATGCTTCAACCCTCTGCCAGCTTATGTCATTGTATGCGTATGACAACGGGTGGTGGTTCGCTATGTGATACGCTATCACTTCCCCGGATTGGTCAACCTCCACACCTCCAACAATTTTATTGTCTATGGTGTCGCAGTTGTCCGGGCTGCAAAGTCTGTCTGCTTCTATCAGCTGCACACGCAGGTCATACGGCTGGTTTATTCGTGGTTTGACTGGCAATACCGCCAGACAATCCCCGGAAATAAGCCAGTTCATAAAAGCCAACTGCTGCAACTCGTAAAAGTTGTCTATCCTTGACATATCGCAATCATTGCTTTCAGCCCAGATAGACCACTCTTTTTCAATTTTTTTTTCAAGGTTCTGGCGTTCTTCTGGTGAAATTCCCAGCGTTTCTGCGTCAATGGTCGATTTCAACCGCAGCCCACGTCCAACAACGTTGGTGCGCATGGTTTTGACTGCCCCACAAGCAATGGGCGTTCCCATGTAAAGGTCACGTGACCTTTGACGTAATACGTTTACATTGTCTTCTATGTCCTCACGGCTGCTGCCGCCTGCATGAAGCCAGCCTGCAAGTGATTTCTTTGTAACGCTGGCGCCATAATTGCCATACCCGCTGTCTAAAATCTGCATTTTCTGCCTTGCAACCGTTCTTTTCAGTGCTGCTTGCGGTGCTATGACTGCTATTGCCTTATCAATTCCCGCTGCAATTCCCACGCTTTCACCTCCTTTATTGCATGAAAAAAGCACCTTTTCACGGGTGCTTTTTGTCTTTTCTCACTTATTCACGCTACAATATTACCCCATTTTTGCGGGCAATGGGGGGAAATAAAGCCCCAAAACGGGCAATCACGGGCAATGTTTTTTCTTTACTGGTGTTTCAAGTGCTTTTTCTACACTCCATTTGCTTTCATTTATTCTTGAAATCAGCGTTTGCACATTTATATTTTTTTCTTCTGCCCACTGTGCCAGTGTTTTTGTCTGCCCTTTGTATGTTATGAAATGGTTTCTTCGTGTATTATTGTTCTGTACCTTTCTGGTGGTCCATCTGCAATTTTCCGGTGAATATCCCTTATTATTATCAATTCTATCTATCGTCAATTCTTCTGTATATCCATTTTCTAACGCCCATTTTCTGAATGTTTCAAAATCGTTTTTCCATTCTTCGCATATCCCAATCCCTCTTCCTCCATAATTTTTGTATGCCTTATCATTTTTGTTTGTTGTTCTGTCTAAAATTTTATGATATATCCCATATATTCTTTCTTTCCTGTGTCCGTGTACATAATTTTTCTTTATATTGCTATCTCTTTTTTGACAACCGCAACTCAAAGTTCTTCCGGCTCTTAAATTTCCGCTCAATATAGCAACTACATTCCCGCATTTGCATTTACAAACCCACTTTCCGTCTTCGTATCGCAATGCTGTTAGTCTTCCAAATTGCTGTCCTGTTAAATCAATTAGTTTTGGCACTCTTTAGCACCTCCAATCCGTATTTTTCTATAATCTCTGACAGTTTTTTATAATAGTCTGCCGTTGCTTTTGTCGTCTTTAGTATTTTCTTTGCTGACGCATACCCTATCAGTTCCAGTGCGTCTTCTGGGTCTGTTGTTTTCCAGAAATTTCTATTATTCCACGTCTGTGCTATATCTTCTCCTATTTTCTCTAATATCCATTCTTTTAGCTGTCCGCTGCAATTTTTATAAAATCTGAAATATAGTTCCATTCCCTCTGTTTGTGGCAAATGCTCTGGCACAATGCTTTTCTGTGGAAACTCTATAATCTTTCCCATGTGCAATGCTCCTTTCAAAAATGATTGAAAGTGTCTGCAACCCGTGGTACTATATGAGTGTAGCCCATGTGGGTTGCAATGCTCTAAAGTGGCGCAATTACTTTGGTCGGTGGTGCGCCACTTTTTTATTTCTCTGACACTTCTTTATAGACCAGTTCAATTCCCCGTCTTATAACGTCTGCTTTTGACATTCCCGTTTTTTCGCAGCAATATTCCAACTTTCCAACTTCCTTGTCTGACATTCTTATTCTTGTTTCATGCGTTTTAGGGTCATTTGTTGGTCTTCCTGTTCTGGGTGACAAATATAAAAACCTCCTTTCTTTTGGTGACACATATATAATAACTTTTGTGTCACCGTAAGTCAAGAGGTTTTTAATATTTTTATAAATCCCGTGGTACAAATCGTTTTGCACGGTTCCTGCCGCCATATTTTGCCGCATTTTCAAGCGCAGTGACTTTCCCTTGCCAATATTCAATAGACTTTCTGATTTCGGTCAGATTGGCTTTTGTCATGGTCCTGCTGCCTATTGTGTATGACTGGGCGTTTGTCACTGCCAGTTCTGCTTCCAGCCATGCGTCAAGGTGTCTTTTTGCTGTTTCCAGTGTAATTCCTGCCATTTATAAAATTCCTCCACTTCTTCTTCTGCCACGTTTTACAATTTTCTTTGCTTGTGTGGCGTCTTTCTTTTTGTCTGGTTTTTTCAATGGTACGTTGATAATTTCAATGGCTGCCGTTGCGTAGTTTCGGCAGTCCAGCGCTTCATTTCGTTTGTGTTCGCCTTTGTCTTTCAGTTCCCATGCAAAATATGGTCTGCCCATCTTGTAACGCATTACCTTTTTTTCTGACGTTAAGCCCTTGAAATACTTTTCGTCATATCCCTTGCCCTCTTCTTTTGGAAAATGACAAAAGCCGGGTCCCTCTTCCTCCAGCTTTAGTCTGTCCATAAGCAGGCTTTTTCCGGTATCAACTCCCAGTGTGAAAAGATATGCGCCCTCACGGTTGCTTTTTGACGGCTTCTGGATATACGCTGCGGCGCTATCATTTGAACCTTTGATTGCAAATACTCTGCGATTGAACCGGGCTTTGCAGAATTTATATACTTGATTGGTTCTGTGTCCTCCACTATCAATACAGACACATGACAGCTTCATTTTCGTTCCGTCTGGTTTTTCAAAGGTCTGCAATAAGAACGTGTCAAGGTCTTGCCAGACTTGATTGTTGATGTCTGAATTGTCGCCGTATATTGCCGCATACCTAATGCCCCAGCTTTCATATTCTGGACCCCAGCCCACAACTTCAATTTCAAATCTGTCGTCCTGCGTATCTACGCCAGCTGTCAAGTACAGCACTTCTTCTGGCACTTCGCACTTGTATTTCTCCCGGCGTTTCATTAGTTCGTCGTCTTCTATGGTTTCCCCGTCTTCTTCCCACGTTTGCCCCATTTCGGTATTAGTCCATACTTTCATAAGTTCCACGTTGCCTTTTTTCATCTGGTCATTTGCCGTCAGAAACTTTTCAACAACTTCTTGCCATGTGGTCAATGTGGAAGCAAGCGTGTTCAAGTGGAACCCACGCACGGGGTTGTCTGGGTCTTCATGCACAAATGTTCCGTCAATAAAGTGTTCTTTCCATTCTGCTTCACTGGATATGACGCCGCACTTGCTGCAAGCGTATCTGATTTCTGATAGGTCGTTTTTGTCGAACACAACATTTGACCAGACCAGCGGTTGCAGTTCTCCGCAGCACGGGCACGGTGCGTTCCATTCTCCCCGGCTGCTGTTTTCGTACTCCACTTCTATTCTGGAAGCCCCTTTGACTGTCGGTGTTGAAATGTCCACCTGCTTTTTATTCCAAAATGTTGTCTGACGCTTTGAAGCCAGCAAAAGTGGGTCGCCCTCTTTTCCTGCACTGGCTGGGTATGCGTCTATCTCGTCTGCAAGCAATATTCTGATTGTGTGGCTTCGCAGTCCCGTTGGGCTGTTTGCGCCTGCAATCGTTATGAAGCCGCCCGGAAATATCTTTTGCATGATTGTGTTACCGCTGTTGCGGCTCTTCTCATTGATACGGTCAGCCAGTACGGGTGTATCACGCAACATAGGTGACAGCTTTTCTTTTGAAAACTTCTCTGCCATGTCTATTGTCGGCTGTATAACCATAATCGGTGACGGGTCATAATGCACATAATATCCAATAGGGTTCAGCACCATTGCGTCTGTCTTTCCCACCTGTGCTGCTGACATAATCACGACTTTTTTTATTGTAATATCTGTTATGGCGTCCATAATCTCTTTTTGATACGGCGCCTTTGCCGTCTTCCAGCGTCCCGGCTCTGCGGAAGACCCGGCAGACAGTCTGCGGAACTTATCTGCCCACTGTGAGAGTGTCATTTCCGGCGGTGGTTGCAGTACTTTGAAAATCCGTGTAAACATATCAACTGTGTTTTTCTTCATTGTCTACACCATACCCAAACACTGTCTGAAAGTCTGAAAGTTCTTCCAGCACTTCATCAATGGCGCTTTTCAGCAGCTTAAATATTTCTGTCTGGTCCTTTTTCTTTGATAAAATGGGGCTTAACTTTGCAGGTATAGCCATAAGCCTTGTTTTGAACCTAACAAGTGTGTCTGTCATTACCTGTTCCACGTCCTCTGTGGTGTGTACCTCATTTCTGCGCAGCTGCAATTCCAGTTCTTGTGCTTCTCTTTTTGCTCTGACCAGCTTTGCACGTTCTGCGTTGTAATCTATTGCGCTTTCACTTTCCGGGTTGTTTTTGCGCAAATAATTTATGTACTGGTGGTTTACGGTCTTCAAGTCGTACAGCCCCGGTCTGATTTCCGTTATAACCTTTTCGTCACGCAGTTGGCGCACTCTGCGTTCTGAAATATCCAGCCAAGCGGCAACCGCCTTTGAAGTGTACGCTTTCAAAAACCGCACCCCCTTTCTTCTGTGTCCGAATTGGTCACATTTTTTTCTTTTTTAGCCCCTACCCCTTTATTTTTTACCGGGTCGGAAGCGGAAATGAAATTTTCAAAATTATATCTGGGCAGGTTTTGGGCGTCGCCGTACCCGCAGTGCTTCCAGACCGCCAGAAGAACCTATCACACGTCGTCAATAACGCCTGTGATTTCGTCGTTTTCGCCCTCTGCGTCCGGTTCAATGTCAAATTCACCTGTTAGCTTCTGTTTGTTTAACTCTAATTGCTTTTCTGCAAGCTGCAAGCGTCTGTCCTCTAACTCATACGCCTTGATACTGTCCAGCTGCTTGATGATACGCCCATGTAGCTTGTTTAGTTCGGCTTCCACTTTCATTGCTCTATCAAACGGGCTTGACTTGATAATAGATTTCATTGCTGTTTTGTATATCTCTTTGCCGCCCTCTGGGTCTGTCGCTTGCCCCTGCTCCATGCCGCAGTCCTCTTCTTCCCTGCGTTCTTCCATGCTCTTTGGCACAATCATGTGTACGATTTTATCAGTATAAAAACCGCCTGCTTCTTTACTCTCGTACTCTTTCAACAGGCTTTCCAGATAGGCTTTGCGGACGTATAATGCCTGCAATTCCTCCATCATTTGAGATAGTGCGGACGGTGTGCCCATGTTCTGTATTGCCGCCGCCTGCTCCGGGTCTATGTCTTCATACCCTGCCTGTGCAAACGCCCCATGTGTGACAGCGTTTTTGTTACCTTTTTTTGCCGGGGTTTTTCCGGCAGCATTTTTGTTGCCTTTTTGACCCCCTCTTTTTTTTGGCTTGTTTTTCAGTGCTTCGTCCCAGCTGTCTTCTGACTTCCATTTTCTTATCCGCACTTCTGGCACCCCTGCCAGTTTTGCCAGTTCCGCTGTTTCAATCTTGCCGTCTGCGTCCAGATAGCGTTGCATTGACTTGTCCCGTTCCGGGTTTCGTGGTCTTCCCATCTTCTCACCTCTTTTCGTTCGTTTTCATTCTTTTCAAGTCTTCCGGTTTACGGAAGTATAAAAAATTATGGGCTTTGTAAATTCAAAAAATCCCAAAGCCCACTATTGCCAACGTGCAATTTATAACGGCTTAAAGCCTGCTTCACTGGCTTAAATTATACCAGTAAAACGCAGGCAATGGCGGGCAATGATTGCTTATGCAATCCTCTGAAATTGTGAAATAATCTGGTTCTTTTCAAACCTCTTTGAAAGTGTTTCAACTGCTGTATCTCTGATATTTTTGCACTGTCTTTCACTGTATGAATTTCGTACCGCTACTTGTTCCCATTTGAGGTTGTGCATATAAAAATCAAAAATAATGCGCTTTTCTTTCAGTTTCAGTCTTGAAACTTCTTGCAAAATCTGTGCTTTTAGCGCTTGTAACTGCTGCGCCTTTGCTTCATACTCTCTGATTTCGCCGCTGACATAATCTGGAATATTAAGCGCCATATTTTCTGTTTGTCGTGATATATTATTTTTTCCTTTTGGTAGACCGTCGCACTGTATAGCGCCAATGGGGTTGTAGTATTGGTCCGTTAAGTCACTTATAATCTTTCTGTATATATTCACCTCCCCGTCTATGTCTTTATAGTATTCCAGCAATTCAATAACCCTGTCTTTTTCCATTGCCTGCGCCATTTGCTTTTCCTCCATTCTTTGTTTTGCCAGTTTTGCCCGGCTGCTATCCGTCTTGCACGTCAACTGCGTGTTCTCCTGCTGCCTGCTGCCGCTCTTTCTCTTTGTACCCCATGCACTTTATGTATCTTTCCGGCTTTCCGCAGCTTTCATAATATTTGCAGTCTACGCAAACATTTTCTTTCATTTGCGCTTCCTCCGTGATATGTAGCCTGCGCACTCCGGTTCCCCTCTCAATAGCCGCATTGAACATGAACCGCCGCACTCATAGGCTTTTGAAATGTGCTTTGCGCATTTTGTATTTGCGCACTGGTTTCGGCAAAACACGGGCATATTGTCTGTATTAAGCATTATTATTGGTCTTTCCATCTGCTGCACCTCCGTTTCTTCTCACAAACTGAAAGCACCACGCTTCATCACGTATGGTTTTTATCGTTCCGTCTTCGTCAATGTATACTGCGTCAATAAACTTCGGCTTTGGTGGTTTCCCCTCTTCTGACGGTCCTGCAAAATCAATCATAATTTGCAATACGTTGTATACTCTTTCGTTGATAATCATTCTGTAATCTGTCATGTTTATTGGCATTTTCCGCACCTCCTATGCTGTTTCATGCAAAATTATCTTTCTGAACATACTTTCAAATATCGGAACTGTCGTACTGTGTGACAAAGCAGCCGCAGAAACGCAACTGCGGGTTTAGGTCCTCACGGGTGTTGTCAATCTGTTCTTTCAGTTCTGCCAGCCCATCTATTGCAAAATCATCAATGGTTATAGGCACCATGACGTCTTGTGAAGCTACCAGCGCATTTATGGTTGAAATGTTAATGTCTGGGGCGTTGTCAATAATGCAGTAGTCATATTCATTCTGTAAGCCGTCCAGAAACTTTTTAAAGCGTGTCTGTTGCGGTCTTGACTGGTCCAGCATGACTTCAAGGTTGGCTGTAAGCAAATTCATGTTCGCTGTGATAATGTCTAAGCCCTCAAAGTCCGTGTGCTGGATAACCTCTGCCGGGTCAATGCCCCGCTGTGTCATTACCTCTGCCGTGCCCTTATGGTCATAGCTGTGGCGGTTCATAATCTTGCTTGCGTTGCCCTGCTTGTCATTGTCAATCAGCAGGACTTTGAAGCCTTTTACTGCTGCCAGAATATGTGCCATGTTTACGCTGGAAATGGTCTTTGCCACTCCCCCCTTGAGATTGATAATTGATAATGTTTTCATGTGGTATTCCTCCTTGTATCTGGTATGAATTTATAGTTGCTTCCCAGTAATGCGGCAGGCTGGATTTGAACCAGCGACACCATAGACACGGACTGACAACGGCTGCTGCCGTTCTATTTCACCGTGCCCGTCCCTCTACCAGCTGGGGTACTGCCGCTCGTTTCCGGGCGCTTGTCCCGGTCTTTTACGCTTCTACTGTTTCACTTCCTGCGAAAAATACTTCTCTGCTTCCCCAGTCGTGAACTTTCACCCGCTTTTCTTCTCTGCGGCTTTCGTTGTATCTTCCGGCGTGGTGTATTGCTGCGTATGTGACAGTTTTTGCAGTTCTTTTTGTGATTTCAAATACAACTGCGCTTTCTCCGTATCTCTTGCCAACTTCAAATGTTCTCATGTTTTATACCTCCGTTTGCTTTACTTCTTTAACTGTCTTTATTATATACTTACGGAAGTATAAAGTCTATTGACATTCTGCACAATCTTACGGAAGTATATTTGTATATTTTGTATACTTCCGTAAGTATTTGTTATTATCTGCCACGGCGTTTCAGTTCGTCTGCAAATTCTCTGACCGGAACTTTCACTGTCAATGGTTCATACTTCCCGCAGCCGTCCAGTTCATACAAGAACTGTGTTTCACCTTTTTTCAGATAGTGAAGCGTCGCAATGTCTGTAACCTTATGCAGTTCAACTGCTGCCGTTGTAATCACCGTGCAACCCTGCGGCAGATAAAGCGCTTCTTTTGCTTCTCCGTCCTTTGATACCTTGATTGCTACCGTGTCCCCAATCTCTAACGGACACACCGCCTTGAAAAATTCTGCTTTCATTCCTCTTTGTCCTCCTGTTCGTGCTTCTCTCTGTTCTGTCTTCTTACCTCCCAGCCAACTTCTCTGACTACTACAAAGACCAGATATAAAATACCCAGCCCCACGCAGACCGCAAAGAATGTTACCAGTGCTTTTACAACCTCAATCAGAAATGCAATCATTGTTCTTTCCCTCCCTCATTTTCTGTTTTGCCCAGCCAATAGCCCGGCTGCTTGCGTTTATCTGGTGCAGCTGGCGTACTCTGATATTATTTGTCTTTTCTTCTTCCTCTGCCTGCTGCCGTTCCAGCTGTCGGCGGTATAGCAATTCTTTTCCGCTGTAATACTTCCGCTTCTTTTTCGCCATCTTTATTCCTCCATCAAAAGAACTTTCTATGGTATCTGCTGCCCTTGCTTGCCTGTTTGCGTCGCTGTCGCTGTTTTCTTCTCTTCCGGTACTGGTCGTCTTCTGCTGTCGCCACCTGCCTTTTGACCGCTTCGTGGTCTATGTTGTCTACCTCTTCTTGTAAGACTTCCAGCACTTCAACTTCACTGTCCTTGAAAGTGAATGTCATACCGGGGTCATACTCTCCGCTTGTCCAGTCTTTCTGGAACTTCTCAAAATTATCTCTGTATCTATACGGCGCCTGCGGGTGGTGCTGTTCGGCTTCATATATTCCCAGCATAACTTCTTTGTCGTCCTTGTCGTCCCAGTTGTAAAGGTGCCAGCTTTCGTGGTTGTCCCAGTTCCACTTCGACAAATACAACACTATTCCGTCAAAGTAGTTACCCTCACGCACCATGCCTTTCATTTGCTTGCAGGTGAAGCCCTGCCCCTTTAATTCCTCTTTGATTTTCTCATAGTCCCTGCCGCCAGTATGTAACTTTGCTTTTACGATTAACGGCAAATACTGTGGCTGTTTATCTTCTTTTCTTGCCATTGCTTGTCCTTTCCAGTCTGTCTGCAATCCTCAATATGCTTTCCATTGACTTTCTAATGTTTGTGGCTGTGCCCTCTGTGATTTTCAGCACGTCTGCTATGTCCCGCAGTTCTTGTGCCATTTCTTCTGTTTCCCCGGTCACAATGTCATATTTATTGCGGCAGGCGGTGCAGACCTGCGAACCCTCCGGGATAACTTCACCGCATATCAAGCAGCGGTCAACGTCGTTCATTCTTCCCAGCTTTCGTATTTCTTCACACGCCTTGTCAAGTTCTGCACCTGCTCAACAAGGTTTGCAACCTCATGTGGTGACAATCCAGTTTGTTCATAGTCATACAGCTTCTTTGCGGCTTGATTGACTGTGACGTGCGGTTTCAATACTGCTTTCTGTCCGTTCTGGCTGTATTCTGTCAGCGTCGTTCTTTTTTGTCGCTTCCGTGGCTCCTGCTGCTTAAATGCTCCGGCACGCTTCATGGTGCTGTAATATGGCACCGTCTTTTTCAATGTGTGGTCCATGTAGCCCATTACAATTCCACCTTTCTTCCCGTCTGTTCCATAACTCCCAGATAACCTGCTATTGTGTCCATTGCTTCTTCCGCTGACCAGCAAACCGCCGTTTCATATCCCTGCTGCCGTAGCTGTTCCAGCCACCAGTCCTGCTTCTCTGTGGTCTTGTTATTCTGCCACTTCATTTCCACATACAGCCCGTGTTTGCCGTTTCTGGCTACTGGCAAGCATAAGTCCGGCACACCAGCTTTCACACCCTGTCTTTTAAGGTTCGCCGCTTCCAGCTGGTTTCTGCTGCCGCCGTTTGGCATATGGTGCAGCAAGTCCAGTTCCGGGAAGTCCTTTGCGTAGAACCTCGCCCAGTTTATAACTCTTTCCTGTTCCGTCGCTTCACTGCGTTTTCTGTAATATGCTCTACTCATTGGCGTTTGTCCTTTCGTCAAGGTGTGTTGCCATCATGTCTGCAATGTGAAGCATAGCTGCAAGCCTGCTGTCTGCAAAAGCATTGTTCATGTCATAGCTGCCGCCCTTTACTGCGCTATCAAAAGCGCCCATGTGCCATCTGATAGCCAGCATTTCTTCTTCCGTAAGCTGCATATATCGCATAATCTGGATAATTGACTTTTCACCGTGTCCCAGTGGCAGGCTGTTTGTATATCCGTACACCTCAACTTCTTTCCAGCTTCCGTCTTTCTGCTTCTGGTTCTTCTTTTCCACCTTGTAAGCGTCCACCTTGCAAACATCATGCAGAAGCGCTGCAACTGCGATTGTGTCCACGGTGTATTCCGGGTACGTTCTGCCCTGTCTTTTGTCCTCTGCGTCTGCCAGCTGAACCAATCTGCGGTATACATGGTTTGTATGTTCTACCAGACCGCCTGCGTATGCACCGTGGTACTTTGTGCTTGCCGGGGCTGTGAAAAATCCTGCTTCTTCCAGCCATGCAAGCAGTTTGTCTGCTCCCGGTCTGCTTATGTATGAAAAGTAATTCTTGAACTTCTCAACCTCTTCCATTCTCTGTGCTTCATTCATTGTCTTGCCCTCCTGTGGTTTCTTCCCGGCTGTCCACCAGATATATTTTGCCGTCCTGCTCATACAGCATGACTTTTCCTTTCAGCGCTGCCAGTGTCATTTCTGCTTTCATGCCATCTGATATGCCGTACTTGTTGCCAATCAGAATGTATTTGCAGTTTTCAAGTATCTTCATTCCCGCTGCCATGCCCCGTCTTCTTTCTTCCGGGTTCTGGTCGTCTGTAACTTCCGTCAAGTATAAATGCACCGTGACCGGGACAAAGCCATTGTTTATGGCTGCCCGTGTCAGCTTGCGTGCATATTCCTTGTTGCGCTTTGTGTCGCCCCGGTATGGGCTGCACACATACAACAAATCATTCACCCGCCGTCACCTCCTAATCTTCCAGCGTCAGTTCTTCACCTGCTGCCGCTGGCTCTTCTTCTCGCTTCCATTCGTCCAAATCCAGAAGTGTTCCGCATTTGCTGCAATAATTGAAATCACGGGACACATGGAAGTAATAGCCGTCTTCCCGGTCTTTCCGCAAATCCTTGTCATACGCTGAAAACAAATGCTTTCCGCATACCGGGCAATAGTAACTGTTCAAATATCCCAGCTGCCCCGGCAATGTTGGGTATTCGCTTTTCTGGTACTTTGGTTTCTTTGCTTTCCTTGCCGCCATGCCCTATCCCTCCGTTGCCGCCTTTATCAATCTTTGCTGTATTGCTTCAAAATCAATCCGCAAGTCCCGCATATTCCAGTATGTGCCGCAGCCCGTGCATTGTTCGTCCGTGTATGTGTACGGGCAGGCGGTGCAAATGTCCGTTTCTTCCTGCAATGTCTTTGCGACTGCTGCCAGTTGAAAAGCTATGCCCCAGAATTTCTTCAAGTCAATTTCTGAAATGTCCACCGGAACTGCTGCTGCCTTTTCAATCTCTGCGTCTGTTACTTTGTATTTTTCTTTCAACGTGGCATACATCACCTGCGCTGTCTGCTGTTCACCGCCTATGCCACGTTCTGCAAGGGCTTTTATTTTCACCAGCTTTTCAATGATTTTCTGTCTATCTTCCATCAGTCTTCTTCCTCCGGTTCTCCAATCAGTGCCGTTGGCGGTTTTCTCTTGTCCATAAGATTTGAATACCACGCAGCCTTTTTCAACATTCGCTTTTCTTCGTCTGTCCTCTCCGGCGCTTCTGCGTCGTCTTCTTTATAGCAACGTGCCGTTTCGTCCGGGAATAGGTCATTGCCCCACCTAAACGCCACCAAAAACGCTTCCAGTTCTCTTTTCAATTCCTCTTTGTAGAAATTGTAAAGCAGTGTTATTTCTGCTGCTTCAATCTCCGTGCACTCACAACCACGCTTCTTCCTGCGGCTGTATTTTCCAGTGTATATGTGGTAACTTGCGTCACCCGTCACCTTGTAGAAAATCCAGCGCAGCACCCTTTCTTCCAGTTCGTCTGCATATCCGAACCAGTGAAGCGTCACTGCGTCCAGCATTATTTCTTCGTCTTCCAGTTCGTATCTGGCTTTTAAGTCCTCATACATTCGCATTGCGGTTTCTTTTTCACCGCCCACGCCACGTTCTGCAAGGGCTTTAATTTTCTTTAGCTTTGCAGCTATCTTGTCACGTTGTATCTGGTCCATGTCTTTTACCTCATATACTGCCACGACTGCGGCGCACGCTTCATTCCCAGTTCTTCCAGCGTCACTGTTCGTGGATATTCTTTCACGGCTGTTATTTCCCAGCCATACACCTTGTTTCTGCTTCCTGCTGCATAATTGTGAATATCATGTGCAGAAACCTTGCTTTTTCTCTCTGCTTCTTCAAAGTTCTTGATTTCCAGAACTTCCGGGCAAATAAATTCACCAACTATTCCCACGCCGCCTGTGACATACACCAGCACCCGGAACGGTGCTTTGCATTGTGGCTTTGTCTTCCGCAGTTCCAGAACCTTTTCACCCGCTGCCATTTTCTGCCACCATTTCTGGTGCAGTGATAATATGACCACTGGCATTTCTTCCAGTTCTGGTGGTTTCCATTGCTGCTTCATGTTCTTTTCCTCCTAAATCTTCAATACCTGTCCCGGATATATCAAATCTGGGTTCTTAATGCCGTTTTTGTGTGCCAGTGCATAGCAGGCGGCACCGTTTCCGTAAAACCTCTGTGCAATCTTCCAAAGGCTGTCACCTTTTTGCACTGTGTATTCTTTCCGGTCTGTCTGGTTTCTTCCTACAATCTCCGGCGGTTCCTCTGGTTTGTAGTAGAACGCTTCTGCTACCGACCCGCAATACTGGCACCGTTCGCCCAGCTTTACTTCTGCCCCGCAAAATTTACACTTCATGTGCTGTCCCTCACTGTTCAAATTCGCTTTTCAGTTCAATTCTGATATACAGAATGTGTTGCAGGTCTTCCACCCGGTATTGTGTGAATTGTTCAACTGGCACCTGCTCCGGCAGGCTGTCTGTTTTCTCCCAGTCCCACATTTGTTCCGTGGCTCTGTATGTTTCCATGCCCAGCCCCATTTTCTTAATGCGTCGCTGCGGGTTTAATGTTCCATGCACTGCGTTTGCAGCATATCCACGGTATACAACCTGTCTGGCTGCGTTATATATCACCACTCTGTCACTGGGCGTCAGCTTGTCCAGAATGTCACCCAGTCTGATTTCATTTTCCATCACCATTCGCCCCTCATTCTTCTTTCAATTCTTTCTTTCGCCTGCTGCACTTCTCTTGAATACTCTGTTTCTGTCAATCCTTTGTTCCATACGTGTTTATAAGCACCAGCAACACCGTAGTTGTAGGCTGTCAGCACTTCTGCTTCTGTGTCGAACCTCTCTTGCAGTTCTGCCAGATAATCTACGCCGACAAGCACGTTGAAATATGGGTTTTTCACATTATCGACATTCAGCCTGCGCATACGCTCTTTGTGCCACTTCGGTAATACCTGCATATATCCGGTTGACCCCTCTTTGCAGCTTGCGTCCCATCTGTACCCGCTTTCTATCTCGATAATTGCCAGCACCAGCGTATACTCAACGCCATACTGCTTGCAGATTATGTATGTGTACTGCTGCATACATTCCGGTAAATACCCGCCGTTGTCTGCGTAGTCCTCCGGCACTTCATAGCGTGTCCAGCCGTCCAGCGCTTCCCCGTCCCAGTCAAATGACATAAGGTTGAACGGGTACGCTTCCGCTTCTTCTGTGGTGCTTTCTGTCGGCTGTGTGGTCTGTACTGGTTCCGGTGTGTTCTTTGGCAGTGTGCTTGCTGTTGGCTTTACTGCTGCGCCTACCACAGCCACGCACACAACGAATACCAGCACGCCTGCTGCAATGTAATTTCCGTATGCCTTAATTGCTCTTTTTACCCTCTTACGCCTTAATATCCGGCGTAGCCTTGTTTTTCTTCCTGTTCTCACTTCGTTTTCCTCCTTGTCCTGCCTTTTTTGGCTCTTTTTTCCACATTTTCAAGTAAATATGCCACCCGGTCTGTTCATAAAAGACCGCTTCGCATGACACAATGTTGTAATTGCTATATATCTTTCTGAACTCTTCCAGCCCTGCGTCCGGTGATTTTGCCAGCTGTTCCACTTTTCTTTTGCTGTACTTAAAATCATTGCACTTTTCTTCCGGTGCGTTCAGATTTCGGCTGTACTTCCAGTGGTTCTGGTCACGCTGCTGCTTCTCCCCGCCGTCCTCTCTGGTTGTTTCCGGGCGGTCAAGGTTTCTGCTGCTGGAATAGCGTTTCTTTCCCTGCGGGTCCTTGACAATATACTTGCAAAGTCCCTCTATTCCGTTTTCATTCATTTGCAGTCTGTCTGCATTTACCCAGCCCAGCTGTTTTATACTGGCTCTGTATTCCGGGTCACTGGTCTTCTTCCAGTTGATACGGTCTTTTGTCCACATTAGTTCCACGTCGTCACGGTCAAGCCCGCCGTTCATAATGATGTGGTGATGTATACGCTTTAGGCACTGCCCGTCCTTGCTGTATTTGTATTCTGTTACCAGTATGTATTTAAGGGGTTCAAGCCCCAGTTTATTTCTGCGGTACGCTATGCGGCGCAGGTAGTTTGTCACTATCTTTTCTGCTTCTTCGACTGTTTCCGGCAGGTTCTCTGTGTCATAGGTGCATGACGTGTGCAGGTCCCCTATGTGGAAGTTGCCATTTCCCAGCTGCACCAGATACCGTTTGGCGTTCTTGTCGTTAAGGTCTTTTTGCTTTGGGGCATTGACTTTTCTTTTCTTGCCCCTCTTCCCTCTGGCTGCCTGCTCTGCTGCTTCTGTTCGTGGTATTATGTCCACTTCTCTATAATTGGCACAGTCTGTCTTCTTCTCTCTGATAAACACCACTGCACTTCCTTTTCTGTCTGATACCTTTTTCAGCGTATAAGGGTATACCAGAAGTGGGGTGGTTCTATCCTCCATCAATCCTGTTTATTATCCATACAGCGTATATATAAATTTATATATTTCGTAGGAATGTTAATACCCCATACAAGCCCGTTTAGCAGGGATAAAACCCGCTATTTTCAAGGACTTTTCAGCCCTAAAATGTTTGACTTGTAACCGCCAATATGGTATAATAAACGTGTATTGAATTATTAACATATTGACTTTTGAAAAGCCTTTGATTTTGTGTTTCCGGCACAGCTTCAAAGGCTTTTTGCTTGCCATTTTTCTTTGTTCAAATTAGAACATCTGTTTGCTATGCGTGTGCTTCCGCACCCGCTTTCAGTAAATCAGTTACCAGTTCCCAGCTTTCCAAGAATAAAGCGGAACGGAACGACACATCGCGGTAGACGAAAGAACGAGGGTAGCCCAAGTCCAGCGCACCAGCACCACCATTGGAAGTGTTGTTGAAACCCGAACCCCGGAAAGGCACGGCTTCTTCAAGTTCACTGTCTGCCCATATTCCGGCTGTTTCGTTCTTCCAGTCATGCGGTACAATTCCCAGCTTGTACGCAATTTCCGGCACGTCTTCCAACTCTTCCAGCTGCAATTCTGCAATGTGGCAGCCGTCCCAGTCCTTTTCTATCTTTTCTGCGGTTGACATAACCACGCCGCCGTCACTACTGCCGTACAGCTTCAATGGCTTTCCGTTTACCTCTGCAACGGTCCAGTCCGGGGCTTCGTCCTTGTAGCCCTCAACCGCTGCGTCATTGTCCTTTGTGTACTCCACAACGCCTTTGTGCAGGCGTAAGCCCGTTACAAATTCCCAGAAGTTGCCGCAAAGTCCGAACACGCCGCCTGCGGTTCCGTCATGTGACCATGTAAGCGGGTCAAGTCCGGTCAGCGTGCGTCCTCTGTCATACGTCACGCCCTTTTCGTCCGGGTTGTCTGCATTTGCTCCATAATTGGTGTTACCACCGATTGTGTGCCCCAGTTCTTCCGCTTCATGCAGTAAGTAGACAAATTCTGCATTTGTCATAATGTGCCAGCCCTCACCTTTTCTTGCGCAGGCTTTGGCTGCGTCGTTCATGTTGATTGTGTGCTTTGGTTGCTGGAATGGCAGTGATACTGCAACGCCACCGTCCAGCGTATCAATCACGGCGTTGTGATATTGTGAAATAAGGATTGCCGGGACAATCTTGTTTCTGATTTTGAACATTTCCGGCACGTCCTCCGGGTTGTACGTCCCCGGCTCCATGTAAAACATGGTCATGTAGTTTGGCAGTCCCAGTCTGTCTTTGACAATGACCGCTTTTTTCTTCACAAATTCTTTCATTTGCGCTTTTCCTCCTTGTATCTGGTATGATTTATCTTGAATAGCTTTTTGCTACTATTCACATTTTGACTATTGAAAAACCTTTGCTTTTCGCCCAGCGCCTATGCTGACCGCTGCTTTTTCTCTTCCGGCTCCGGCTGCTTCACAGTCACGGTGACTTTTACGCCCTCCCGCTGTGAAATAATCATTGCCAAAGTGTCAAAGAAGCGCTGGGCATTGAATGTTCCTTGCACTTCCATTCCTGCCACCTCCTATGCCGTCTGTGGCTGTGGTGTGGTTCTCTGGCGTTCCTGCTGAATACCCAGCATATAGCCCAGAATAAACATTTGATTGTCACCGTTTAACTTCTGGAACTCCTGTGCGGTCTTCTCAATCATTTCTTTTTTCTTATCTTTCATTTCAACTGCTGCCATGTCCGCTTCCTCCTTTTCTGTGTTGTGGTCCTCTGCTATAATTGGATTGTCAGCCAGTGCAGGGCTGGCAATCCATAGCAAAGGGGGTGTGAGCATGTCTTTACATCAATATGAAATTGATTTTTCGCCGCTTTCACTTGATGAAAAAACCGCTTTGA